ATGTTGTCGTTAATATTTTATTGGAAAGATCATAACCCAGTTCCATATAAACGTACTACTCAAAGACAAAAATACGTTGATGAAGATTATAAAAAGTACCAACAATGGAAAGCTATAGTGTACTTTTCATTCATCAAACAACTTGGTAAAGCTCCTCAAAATTTCTTTAAAAAAGATCAAAAATATTACGTTGACATAATGATTTATTTTAAAGATAAAACTCATGGAGACTCCGACAACGTTATGAAAGGTGTACTTGATGCAATCTTTCAAAAACCTCTTACAGACAAATATATTGCAGGTTCATTTGACTATCAATATGACAAACAAAATCCAAGAGTTGAGGTAAAAATAAGTGAGAACAGAATTAATATTTAGCAAAAAATACCAACTACAAAAGAACAAACCAAAAAACGATAAGAAACTTCCATCAAAAGAGTTGCAGCAGTATCAATTTTGGCTCAAAGAAAACCACCCACAATGTCAAGCAAAACTAAACGGATGCGAACATCAAACCATTGAAGCTCATCACGTTTTATTTGGAAGTTTTGGAGCGGATAAAGATGATACTAGATTAATTTCAGTATGCAGGGCGTGTCATTGTTGGTGTCACGCTCATAAAAAGCTTAGTCAGGAGTTGCTTTTACACGTAGCTGAATCAAACTGGTTACAATACATATCTAGTAAAAATTAAACAGTAAGTTATTTTTAGTCGATATAATTCACATAAAAGGGGATAAAATGAATGCGGAACAATTAAAGGAAAAGTTTAAAGAGGTAGGCATTTCACAAAAAGAATTTGCCGACATTACAGGGGTACATACAAACACAGTTAGCCAATGGGTAAGATCTATAAATGAAATACCATCTTGGGTACTTCCTTTTCTAGAAATGATACAAAAAGATAAGGATAAAGAGATACTTATTTCAAAGATAGATACAACAATAAAAACACTTAATGAGTTAAAAGAAAAGCTACAAAAATAACTTATTAAATTATTTTACTATTGACATAAAACACTTAGCAAGTTATAATTCACTCTATAAAACTAATTTTAGGAGTGAATTATGCAAACAGATAGACCAATCCTACTCATATCATGCGAACTAGATAGGCTTAATGCCATTCTATATTCAGTCAAAACAAATATGTTCAATGATGATTATATGAAAGAAGATGTTGAAAAAATACTCTTTTATGTTTACTCACAAATTGAACGTATCACCAAAGAACTAGACAATGCACACTTCACAAAAAAATAATGTAAAAAGAATTATATGTAAAGGAATTCTATGGAGTTCATACGAAATACTGAAATAAAATCTTGTGGTTCAGTAAACAGACAATTTGCTCTTTTCAAGTGCGAAAAATGTGGGTTACAAGTTGAAAAACAGAAAAGGCTAGGACTAATTAATAAAACTTGTGGTTGTAACCATAATTATGTTGGATCTACAATAAATGGATTTAAAATAATTAGTCAAAAAGTAGTATCTCAAAGACATAAATGTATTGCAATATGCCCATATTGTAAATCAGAAAAAGAATACTTTGTTACATCGCTTAAAAATCAAAAATCATGTGGGTGTATGAATAAAGAATTTTATTTGCATGCTCATACAACTCACGGACTATCTTCGCATAGGCTCTATAATATACATAGAGGAATGTTACAAAGATGCTTTAATAAAAATGCAAAAAGCTATCAAAGATATGGTGCTCGTGGAATTACAATGTGCAATGAGTGGAAAAATGACTTTAAATCATTTTATGATTGGGCTATTTTAAATGGGTATGACGATGAGTTATCTATTGACAGAATAGACAATAATGGAAATTATGAGCCATCAAATTGTAGGTGGGCAGGAGATGAAATACAAAATAGAAATAAAGGGAAGAGAAAAAATAATACAACAGGTTTTATTGGTGTTTCATACATAAAGGAAAGAAAATTATATCTTGCATCAATAACTGTAAGTAAAGTTCAAATTAAACTTGGAGTTGCAAAAACAGCAGAAGAAGCTTCTAAGATTTATGACAGTTATGTGTTTGATAATAATTTAGAACATTCCACAAATGTAGCTCGTGAAAATTGGAAGCAATACGGAGGAAGTGAGGATATTGATAATGGCTGAAAAACGTATGTTTTCAAATCAAATTATTGATAGCGATGCATTCCTAGATATGCCTGCAACTTCACAAAATCTTTACTTTCATTTAGCTATGAGAGCAGATGATGAGGGATTTATTAATAGTCCTAAAAAGATAATGCGATCAATTGGTGCAAACGAGAACGATTTTGATGTTTTGGTGGCAAAAGGTTTTTTAATAGGTTTTGAGTCAAAAATTTATGTCATAAAACATTGGTGGGTACATAACTATATTCGTCAAGATAGGGTTAAAAGTACCAATTACACATATGAAAGATCTCTTTTAAATTTAAAAGAAAATGGTGCTTACACGCTATGTCAGTCAAGTGACAGTCAAGTGGCTGACAAAAGTCAGGCTAGTATAGAAGAGAGTAGTATAGATAAGAATAGTTTAGATAAGAATAGTTTAGAAGAGGATAGTTTAGATAAAGAGAGTGTAGAGAAAAAACCTAAACGGTTTATTCCTCCAACACTTGAAGAAATTGAAACTTTCATCAAAACTAACAACCTCAACGTAAATGCTAAATATTTTCTTGACTACTTCACAGATGGTAACTGGATAGACAGCAAAGGAAATAAGGTTAAAAACTGGAAACAGAAACTAAGGACCTGGCATAACCATAACGATTCAAAACCAAAGTACAGAACACTAGCAGATAGTAACCGTGAGGCTATGGATGCATATGAAAAGCGCTTTAGCAATGATGTTATTGAGGGGGAATTATGCGAGCCTTAATAGAACACATTGCAAATATGCTAAAGATTGATCTAAAAGACCCTTACGCTTTAGCTGACATTGCACAGGTGAAAGAGCTTGAAGGATTTAAGACTTTTATCGAAGATAACTTTAATGACATTCGTTTGAAGTTTGCTAATCCAATAGAGAAATTTCTACTTTTGCGGAAAATGTACTATGAAGAGCTTAATCGTGATCGATTAGAAAATGCTCATAAAGTTTCTTTTGCTATTGGTGAAAAGTTCAGAGAATTAAAACCTCAGCTTCGAGAGTTAGAAGATAAAGAGGTTTTAACTAGGTATTTGTCTCAAAACATTGATGGTGAAATGGTGAGGTGTTTTACTGATTTTGAAAACAACGCACTAGGAAAAATTGGAACTATCAAAAGGTTAATTTACCTAGATGATAATCACAAACTTGAAGAGGAACTAGACAAAGTATTTTCAAGTGTTGTTTATTATGGCAAAGAAACGCTCAGAATAGAGCAAAAAAAGCAAAATAACACTTTAGGCGATGAAAGACTCGATAAAACTTTTAACACAGCTTTAAACCGCATTTAACTACTCAACTGTTCGGAATTACCGAACAACTCAAACAATCAAAGGTACATCTATGAGCCTATTTGAATTACCAAAAAACAATATTGCTTCTGTAAATCTATTCGTAGATAAGAAAACAAGAGTTGAATTATTTAATGACAACTTCCAAAATTACAAGCGATACAACATAAGAAAAGCACAGTTGGTTATCGCTGACATTCCTTATAACTTAGGGATTAATGCTTATGCTTCTAACCCTATGTGGTACGTTGATGGTGACAACAAAAACGGAGAAAGCAGCAAAGCAGGAAAAGATTTTTTTAACACGGATTTTAACTTCAATATTGCCGAGTATATGCACTTCTGCTCAAAGCTTCTTATTAAGGAGCCAAAAGAGACTGGGAAAGCTCCTGCGATGATTGTATTTTGTGCATTTCACCAAATGCAGATGATTATCGACTATGGCAAAAAGCACGGATTTAAAAACAGTTACCCTTTATTTTTCGTAAAAGACTACTCAGCGCAGGTGTTAAAAGCCAATATGAAAATTGTCGGAGCCACAGAACATGCTGTAGTGCTTTATAGAGAGAAGCTACCAAAATTTAACAACAATGGGAAGATGGTTTTTAACTGGATTAAATGGGAACGTGATAGTAAAGACATTCCAAAAATTCACCCAACACAAAAGCCAGTTAATTTACTTGCAAAACTCATCAGAATTTTTACAGATGAAGGTGATGTGGTAATTGACCCTTGCGCTGGTAGTGCTTCAACATTGAGAGCGTGTGCAGAACTTAACCGACATTGCTATGGTTTTGAGGTATCAAAAGAGATCTATCAAAAAGCAAAAAAAGAAATGCTTTTACAAGGAGCTTAATAATGGAATATTTATTACCACTAGCATTCTTCGCTTTCATTCTATGCCTCATTCCTTTTGTAGGTGGTAAGACAAAGAAGAAAGGATCTATTGACACCATTAAGAATGTGAGATGGTGGACGAGATAATGGAAGTTAACAAAATTTATAATATGGATGCAAGAAAAGCATTAAAACAATTACCAAACAACTCTATTGACTGCATTGTTACAAGCCCACCATATTATCAACTTAGAGATTATGGTACTAATGGCCAGATTGGGCAAGAAAATACTCCTAGTGAGTATATTAAAAATCTTGTTTTAGTATTTGAAGAATGCCATAGGGTATTAAAAGATAATGGAACATTATGGGTTAATATTGGTGATAGTTATGCAGGAAGCGGGAAAGGTCAATGGGGAAGTGGAGAAAATGATCCTAAAAAGAAAAAAACTTATGGCCAAAAACTAAACATTCAAAAACCACAAGATATTGGTCTTAAACCAAAAGATTTAATTGGCATTCCATGGCGCTTAGCTTTTGCATTACAAGATTTTGGATGGTATCTTATACAAGATATTATATGGCATAAACCAAACCCACTTCCTGAGAGCGTAACAGATCGATGTACTAAATCACATGAGTATGTTTTTCTTCTTTCTAAAAATCAAAAATATTATTATGACCATGAAAGTATCAAAGAAGATACTGTTTATCCAATAGGGACTAGAACTGAAAAAAAACGTGGTGATTTTAAAGGAAAATACCACGCTCATGAAGATTTTAAACATATATCTGATTCTTTTAGAGCAATTAGAGATAAAAGAAATAAAAGAGATGTTTGGACGGTTTCTACTAAAGCTTATAGAGGTGCTCATTTTGCAACATTTCCAGAAGAACTTATAGAGCCTTGTATTTTGTCAGGGTGTAGAAAAGGGGGAGTTGTACTAGATCCTTTTTTTGGGTCAGGAACAACTGGAGTCGTGGCCAAAAAGTATGGCCGTAATTTTATTGGCATAGAGCTAAATAGCGATTACGTAAATATTGCAAATAAACGCCTCGAAACCGTACAAGGTATTTTACTATGACCATACCACAAGAGCTTAGAAACATAAAAGAAAAGCTAATCTTAGCAGACATGGAAGCCGATACCATCACCGACCTGCTCAAAGACCCAACGCCTCAGAACATCGAAAAAGCACGTGTGAAAATGGAAGCATTGAAAGAAGAATTGGAGGGGTGTTTATGATCCGTGTAGCAACAGCATTTAGCGGTGGACTTGCTGCGCCTGAATTTGCACTAAAATATAGTGGCATAGAGCATGAGATAGTCTTTGCATGCGAATGGGATAAATACGCTCGAAAACAGTACCTACAATTTCACGGTAAGCCTACTGCGTTTTACGAAGATATTAAAAACCTTTGTGCAAAGTGCTATTACGCGCTCATTGATCTTTTTATCTTTGGTAGTCCATGCCAAAATTTATCATTAGCCGGTAACCAAAAAGGTTTAGAGGGTGAAAAGTCCAAATACTTTTTTGAGGGTTATCGTGTCTTATCGGAGATGATGCCTAAAGTGTTCATCTTTGAAAATGTCAAAGGGCTTCTAAGTAGCAACAAAGGCAAAGACTTTGCACTGGTCATGAAGATGTTTCGAGAGCTTGGCTATCACTGCGCCCATACGGTACTCAATACAAAAGACTACGGAGTACCACAAAATCGTGAGCGTGTTTTTGTCGTTGGTTTCTTAGACGTTAACTCCTACCATGATTTTAACTTTCTGCCAGGCTTTCCGTTAAAAAAAAGGCTTATAGATGTTTTAGAGAGTGATGTGGATGAGAAGTATTACCTTAGCGATAAACTCATCAAAACATTTTTAGAAAAGTCAAATGATCCTAAATCAAAAATGACAATACAGGCATTTCATAATAAAGATGATGCGTATTCTGCTTGTCTAACAGCGCAATATCAAAAATCAAGAATTACTGACCCTTACATAAAAGAGCCTATTATTAAAATTAAATCTGCAACAAAAAATGGTTATGAAATAGCACATGCAGGAGATAGCATAAATTATAAAAATACCAATAGCAAAACAAGAAGAGGAAGGATTGGGAAACAAATATCCCAAACTATAGAAACTAATTGTCAGATTGGTGTATTCGATGGTAATTTTATTAGGAAATTTACACCACGTGAATGTTTTAGGCTTTTTGGGGTAAGAGACAAAGACATTAACATCGTAGTATCTGATGCGCAAGCTTATAAAATAGCCGGTAACGCTATAAGTGTTCCACCGCTAGAGATGATAATCACGCAAATTTTTAGACCGCAAAGAATAGCATCGCTATTTAGCGCTTAACGCATTGGGGTGGGGACACACTTTTTCAAGCACCACACAGATGAAAGTATAACATAAAGGATAGAAGATGGGAAAAGCGTTGAAAGTTTTTAATTGGATTGAAGATTGTATTAAAAGTTATATGCAAATTACGCTTGATGATAGTGATAGACAAATCATTAAAGAAGCAAAAGCAGAGCTTGAAGAAGCTATGAAACCTAAAACGTGTGAAGGGTGTAAATATTATTCACCATATCGTCAACAAGAATGCTTACATGAAAAATATTGCCAAAGAGAGTTTACAGATTATTACGAGCCAAAGGATAACGCATGACAAGAAAGAAGGCTAAAAGTTGGACTGTTAAAGAGTTTTTCGATAACGGTTACAGCGTCAGAGAAGGCGTGAATATTTTGATTGACAAAATTTTTGATGAGCATGAAAGGTTTGTTGATTTTGTAGTTAATTCCAATAGAAATTTATCAGATGAAGAAAAAAATAATCTGAAATCTGAAATCTACAAAAAATACAAACAAGAGATATTCTTAACTAAATATAAATCATGCGAGAAATGCAAACACTTTTTAGTAAAGGTAAGGATGTGTGCTAAGAAAGTACAGCTTAACGATGGTAGCTTACCTAAAAATTTTTATTGCAAATACTATGACCTGAAGGCTACCACATGAGCGAACTACAACTAGAGCTAATCCTATTCCTATCAGTCTTAGCAGGAATATCGTTTATAAAAATGTGTGAGGCGTTAGCCTTATTATTTAAAGAACTTGACCGTATGAATAAAGTCGTGCGTATCAATGACAAAGTGTGCGAAAGGAAGGTAATAAGATGAAAGAGATTAAGTTTAGAGCATGGGATAAAATGCTTTGTGAAATGTTTGAAGTTTACACATTATCTAAATATGAAGTTTATGCAATTCAACAAGAAACAGAAGATATGTATAAATTAAATTTAAGCGATTGTGAACTCATGCAGTTTACTGGCTTAAAAGATAAAAACGGTGTAGAAATTTATGAGGGCGATATTGTTAGGTGGGGATTAGGTTTTACTGGAAGTTGGGATAATGAAAGTTGGCATAGATATGCAGTTGCAGAGTTATTTCCATCTCTTCAATTTAGAATTATTTACTATATTATTGGAGAAACTGGAGAGAAAAAAGAAACAGACAATCATGTTTTTGAGTTTGGGTCTTTTGCTTATAAAGAAACTCATAAATATCTTGAAGTCATAGGAAATATATACCAAAATCCTGAACTATTGGAGAGCAAATGAGCGCAGCAATGAAACCAATACTATTCAGCACTCCTATGGTGCAGGCTATTTTAGATGGTCGAAAGACTATGACTAGGAGAGTTATGAAAGATTGCACACAGTTTGATATTGAAGAAGCTGAACTGCTTGAAAATAATGGGTACAACCTAACACATAATTACAAAATGAGCATTGAAAGTGTTGGAATTTTTTCAACAAAAGAAAAACTTTTAAACTGGTTTGTTGCAAAGTATTCTAAGTACCAAGTCGGTGATGTTCTATGGGTAAGGGAAACTACTTGGGAAGTTGATTGCGATTGCCAACCGCCTTGGTGTTGCAGTAGAACTTTTGGATATAGAGCAGATGAATATGATTTTAATGGTGTTCGTTGTTCCGTTAAAACTATACCTTCAATCTTTATGCCAAAAGAACACGCTCGTATCTTCTTACGTGTAACGAATGTAAGAGTTGAAAGACTGCAAGATATTAGTGTGGAAGATATTAAAAAAGAAGGAGCACCATTGATCACTATTACTGGAAATAATGAAGATTTTATAAACAGTAAATTAAAGGGATGGTGGTATGATCTTTGGAACTCCATCAACGGTAAAGGCGCATGGGAAGCTAACCCATTTGTCTTCGTATATGAATTTCAAAGGGTAGAGAAACCATGCTAAACGAAGTACTACGCCTTACACAAGGCGACCTAACAAACGTCATCAAAGAAGATGACAAACCAATTTCCCAAGATGGGAAAGATGGTCAAACAGAACGCAACAACAAAGCGTTTTACGATGGGTATAAAGGGGAAGTACATGAGTAAAATTTTGGTAAAGTATTCAAAAAGGAAACTAACATGATGCAATTTATTAAAAGAATTTCATTTTTCAAATGGAACTGGTCGAACAAACAAAAGTTAACCATCGAAGCAGAAATGAAACGAGATGATTTTAAAAAGTTTCTTAGCGACAATAAGATCAAAACAGATGGTGATTTAAACGCTGTGCATAAGGCAGAGATAGTTATTAAGATAAAAGGTCGTGATGAATGAGAGAGATACGCGACACGACAGTAACAATACACCCAACAGTCAAACTATCATTTGCTTATGCCTTAGATAGAATAGCTGAGAAAGAAAATCTAAATGTAGGAAAAGCACTCGAAAAATGTATGGAAGAATGTAAAGACTTTCAAGAATACATTAAAGAGTTTCATAACATAAAAAGGGATTAATTTTCCCTTTTTTCTGCGTAAAAATCTTTAAGATACTTTCACTTCCAAAACTGCAAAAATACCGTATATAAAATCTTATAGGACGGTAGAATGAAACCTGATGCAATAGATCATCTATCCTTCAAACTCGCAACAAAATTTAAACAATCAAACCTAGAAAAAGCCGTCATCGAATCATTACTACAAGTTCTTGAAGAAGAAGAGAATGAAACACGACTGCTATTTGCAGGCAATACACATATCAAGAACGATAGACACAATATAAAACAAGCATATTTACTTTGGCAACAGCAGAAAGTTACCAATAAATCAAAGAAAGAAATATGCAACTATATTGCTAACTGCATCAGTGACATAAGCCCACGAACAATAGAAAAATATATCCAAAAGTTCACAAAAGGTTTTAATCCACTAAGGAGATATGATGCCTATATCTTATAAGTCATGCAGATGTGGAGCAAAGATACCACGTAACCTAAAGTGCTGCGAGAAGTGTGAAGCATCACGACAAAAAACTTACGATAACTCAACACGCAACCAAGAGAGCAAAGCCTTTTACAACTCTAAAGCATGGTGGAGAGTTAGAACGATAGTACTAAGAGATAACCCTTTGTGTGTTAAGTGTGGACATCCTGCACAGGTAGTAGATCACATCAAAGAGTTAAGAGATGGCGGTGAGCCTTTGGCGTTGGAAAATCTCCAAGGATTATGCCATGCGTGCCACAATAAAAAGACTGCAGAAGAGAGAGAAAGAAGATGAGCATAACATGTATGTAGCATGTGATAAAGATGGAACATTGCACACTCATCAAACAAAACCGATTAGGGCACAGTATGGTAGAGGTGTTAAAGATACTTTTTGGGAAAGCGATACCAAGCAACAAGCAACACAAGAGCTAAGAAAAGAATACTGCTTTATGCGTTGGGAGCATGATCCAATAGAAGTAAATGACAAATAGAGGACATGGGGAAGGGGTATCAAATCTCTAGGAATTTAGAGCCTAAAGACCGCCTGCTCCCTCATCTTTTCACAAAGTCAATTTTTGAGATTTTAAAATAGTGGACAGTTTAAAAAGGTGGACAATTTAATAATGCTAGGAGAAGATATGAGAGAAGTTAAGTTTAGAGCATTAGGCACAAAAGGTCACTCTTCAACAGAAGGAAAATGGGCATATGGGACAAATAAGATAGAAGACTGTTATGGAGATACAAAGAAATATGACCATCTTCCACTGCATATGTTCGAAAGATATTTACAAGGTAATTATTATGATAAAAAAACACGTGGAGAATACACAGGATTAAAAGATATTGATGGTGTAGAGATTTATGAGGGTGATATTGTTCAAATAGTTGAATATGAAGCACGGTATGATGGAAAATTTGATGAATTTAGAAGTGAAGTTATTTTCATTAACGGGTATTTTGGTTATTTACAATATGAGGAACATTTAGGGCGCAAAGTAGACTATTACTTATCAAGTGTATGCTCTGAAGATGGAATAGGGCATAGAGGAAGCCATTTTTGTAACTTTGTTGGAAACATATACGAAAATCATGAGTTGTTAGAAGCCAATGAGTAAACAAATCACAACAGCACAAGCCCTAGAAATACTAGGTGTGAACGCTAAAACGTTACAACGAAAAAAGAAAGATGGACTAGTACAATCTTGGAAAGTTGGTCGTGATTGGTTTTTCTATGAAGATGAGATTTTAGCCTTACTGCCTGATGTCAAAAAAAAGCAGATCATCCACGCACCGTCAGCTATTGAAAAAAATGTCAAAAAGAAAAAAGAGGTTGAAGAGAAAGCCAAAGAAATTGAATTTAAACTAAAAGAGGCTGAAAGTAAACCAAGTGATGAACTACTTGAAGAAAGTGGAAAATTACACTTAGTGGCTCTTAGAGAACAGATGGAATCTTTGGGAATTTATGAGAAAATTGATGACATGCTTATTTTTTCCGCTGCACTTTCATTCCAAACATACCTAAAATATGAGGCACTGGCTTCTTCTGTTGATTATATGTCAGTTGATATGAAAGGTACAGAAAAAGAACACCCATACTCAGATGTAGCTAAAAAACATTTTGATCGTTATGTATCAGTATGTGAGAAGTTGGGCGTAACACCATTAGCGCGCAATAAATTAAAGCCTAGTAACGATAAACCTAAAAATGATTTTGAAGAATTTTTCTAATGGTGTACTCAAAAGAGCTTTTACAAAAAGCAAAGGCGAGAATTAACGAAGATGGAATAGGTGAGCTTTTAAGGCTTGCACGTAAAAGACACTATAACGACTTATTGCACGGTCATGAACGTGGGCTATGGTACGATGAGGAATCAGCCAATAAAGCCGTAAAGTTCATTGAAGCGCTCAAGCATACTAAAGGTGTATGGGCAGGTAAAAATATTATCCTAGAAGAGTGGCAAAAAGAGGACATAATCAAGCCTATCTTTGGATGGATGAAAAGAAATGAAGATGAAAACACGAAAGAAAAATTCCCTTGGATAAGAAGATTTAAAACTACTTATGATGAGGTAGCGCGTAAAAATGGAAAATCTACTTTAGCATCAGGCATAGGGTTAAAGTTAGCATTTGGAGATAAAGAGCATGGTGCAGAGGTTTATGCCGTAGCTACTAAAAAAGATCAGGCTAAAATCGTTTGGAATGATGCTGAGCGGATGAAGAATAAATGCGGTTTAAAAGAATACGTTAAAACAGCGTATTCAACTATGACATGTGACTTATTGAATAGCATTTTTAGACCGCTAGGACGTGATAGCAACACAGAGGACGGATTAAACGTCCACGGATCTATCGTTGATGAATACCATGCTCACCCTGATAGTGAAATGAGAGACGTTTTACGTTCAGGTATGGGTGCAAGGCTTCAAGCTTTGGAGATGATTATTACCACAGCAGGATTTAAACGTACTTCTCCATGCTATGAAGAAAGAGAATACGCGATAAAAATTCTAAAAGGAGTGCTAGAAAACGATAGTTATCATGTATTCATAGCATCACTAGACAAAGGAGATGACCCATTTGATCCTAAAAATTGGAAGAAAGCTAACCCTAATCTAGGAATATCTCTTAATTACGAAGATTTTAAGGCTATGGCGTTAGAGGCAAAGGGAAAATCATCAGCTTATAACAATTTTTTAGTAAAGCGTTTAAATGTGTGGACCAATTCAAAAGAGGCATGGATTAACTATGAGAAATGGGAAGCATCGGGCGGTATTTCCTGTAAATTGGAAGATTTGAAAGGTCGTGTAGTTTATGCAGGGCTTGACTTATCAACTACTACTGATTTAACGGCATTGGTAGTTATTTCAAAGAGAGAAGATGGAATTTTTGACGTTTATTGTAGATTTTTTATGCCAAAAGATACACTTGATGAAAGAAAATATCAAGATAAAGTGCCTTATTCTGATTGGGTACGCGAAGGTTTTATTACCGCCACACCTGGTAACGTAGTAGATTATGATTACGTGAAAGATGCGGTTATGGAAATAGCCAATATTTGTGATCTAAAAGTCCTAGCATACGATAGACATAACGCAACAGAAACAACGAATAACCTAACGAAAGAAGGTGTGGAAGCGGTAGCATTTAATCAAGGTACAGTAGCCATGAATGCACCTGTGAAATTACTTGAAAAACTAGTCCTTAGCAAAAAACTTAATCACGGTCATAACAAGGTACTTAACTGGATGAGTTCAAATGCTGAATTGATATCTGATAGTGGCGGAAATGTGAAGTTTAGCAAGCCTGATCCACGATCAATTGAAAGAATCGATGGAATGGTTGCTTTATGTATGGCACTAGGAGCATATTTAAACGATAAAAAAGAAGAAGATGTATCACCATATGAAACAGTAGGATTTAGAACTATTTAATTTCCCCTCCAAAATCACCTAAAAACTGCGTAACTCCATCGTTAAACTTTGGAAAAATAGTGGAGGGATGACTTGGGGTATTTTAGCAATATTGCTCGTGCTTTAGTTGGTAGAAGTATTAACTATGATGAAATGTACGCTAAATTTCATATGCTAAACTCAGGCTCTTCTATTGGCAATGTAACTCCAAACATATCACTACAAATGACAGCAGTTTTTGCAGCAGTAAAACTTCTATCAGAATCTATAGCAATGCTTCCATTATCTCTCCATAAAAAAACAGGTGATAAAACAGAACAAGCTTTAGACCATATGCTATACAAACTTCTAAAATATCGCCCAAATAATGAAGTAAATATTTTTTCGTTTAAACAGTCTTTTGTTGCCTCGATGCTTTTGCAAGGATCAGCATACATTCATAAAGGGATGAATATATACGGTGATACTGTTGAACTTAATGTTCTTCTCCCACAATTCGTCTATAAAGAACGCATAAATGGAAAAATTTACTACAACTACACCGACAAAAATGGGTCAAGAAAACTAACTTTTGAAGAAGTAATAAATATTCCTTACTTTACTCTCAATGGTATTGATGGACTTTCCCCAATCGGAGTATGCAGAAAGAGTGTTGCGCTTGGGTTAAAAGCAGAAAATCACGCAGAACTTTACTATGACAACGGCGGAAAACCAAACGGATTTATAAAAGCTCCTCAAAAACTAACAGATGAAGCTTTTGAACGATTAAGAAAATCATTTAATGAAAATTATGGTGGTAATAACAGTTTCAAAACTGGAATTTTAGAGGGTGGCGCTGATTATATTGGTATCCCACTAAATATGAAAGATGCACAGTTTATAGAGTCACGAAAATTTCAAGTTTCTGAAATAGCTCGTATCTTTGGTGTACCTCCTCATAAAATTGGGGACCTTGAAAAAGCTACGTTTTCAAATATTGAAGAGCAAAACATTGAATTTGCTACAACATCGATCATCCCATTCGCCACAAAGATTGAAGAGGCTTTAAATTTCCATTTACTGACAACAAAAGAAAGAGAGTCAGGATACTTCTTCAAGTTTAATGCAAATGCACTTCTAAGAGGAAATATCCAAGCACGATATGAAGCTTATACCAAAGGTAGAAATTGGGGATGGCTAAGTGTTAATGAAATTAGAGAACTAGAGGACTTAAACCCTATTGAAAATGGGGATGTTTATTTAGAGCCATTAAATATGGTCGAAGCAGGAAAACCAACACAAGGAGGCACACCGAATGCCTAAAAATTTAATGGATGTACTTCACAGTAGAAGTTTTGAGAAAAAAATTAGAGCAGATACGATCCTTATTAACCATGAAACTCGTACCGTTCCTTTTATTCTTGTATCAAAAGACAACGCAGGAGAGCGTTATGACTGGTGGGAAGGTCGCATCTATATTGAAGAGTTAGACCCAAAAGGAGCGATCCTTACAGAGCTAAGAACTTTCTTTAAAGATCACTCACCAAGCGTTGATAATGCTATTGGCAGAGTTGAAAATTTACGACTAGAGGGCGGAGAAGTTAAGTGTGATGTAGTCTTTGGAAGTGATGAAGATAGCCTTAAAGTCTTTCAAAAATACGCTGAGGGAATTTTAACGGATGTATCTATCGGATACACCATTGATGAAGTGATCGAGACAGAGAAAAAAGGAGAGCCTACCCATGTGCTTGTAACGAAGTTTACTATCCTAGAGCTTTCTGCAGTATGGAAAGGATTTGATAGTGGCGCAATAGTAGGACGTAAAGCGGTGGAAGATCAGAGAACACCTGATATTTCAAAATTACAAATTGCGAAACGCAATTTAGAAATTTATACAAGGAAAGTTAAATGAACGAAAGATTAAAAAAGCTATTGGAGCGAATGAAAGCTTTAACAGACAAAGCAACTGCTGAAAAACGTGATCTTACTGATGAAGAATCAGCGGAATTTGATGGATACAAAAAAGAGTTTGACAGTTTAGAGCGCACATTGAATGCGAATGATGTCACACAAAGAGTTCAAGGAGTTATCGCTAACCTTGAAAAACCAGTTAATTCACCAATTCGTGCAGAACTTGGATTAACAGAAAAAGAATTAAAGCGTTATTCATTAAGTCGCGCTCTTCTTTCAACAATGCCAGGTTCAGGAATTGATGCAGGGTATGAGCGTGAATTAAGTCAAGAAGTTGAAAAACAGTATGGAAGATCAGCAAATGGTATCTATATTCCTCATGACATCTTGACGGCAAAACGTGATATGAATGTTTCAACTCCAACAGCAGGCGGTAATCTTGTTGCTACAAATTACATGCCAGGTAGTTTTATTGAGTTACTTCGTGCTCGTGCACTTATGATGCAATTAGGCGTACAAACACTTGACGGACTTGTTGGTAATGTTGCTATCTCAAAACAAACAGGCGCTTCTACTGCTTATTGGGTTGCGGAAGGTGGAGATACTACTCAATCAGATGTGACCATTGGCATGATCAATATGAGTCCTAAAACAATTACTGGTAAAACTGCTACAACTCGTCAGCTTTTGATGCAGTCTAACCCTTCCGTTGATGCTCTTTTGATGAATGATTTATCAAAAGTTCTAGGGCTTGGCATTGATAAGGCGATCATTAGTGGTACAGGTGCAAGCAATCAGCCAAGAGGTATTTTAAACACATCAGGAATTGGCTCAGTTAGTTGTGCAACAGCAGCAGGTGGTTTTAACTTTGCTAATGCGGTCAAATTTGAGACAGCTCTTGAAACAGCTAATTATGATGCTTCAACATGTAGTTATGTTATGACCCCATCAATCAAAGGAACAGCAAAATCAACACAAAAAGTAACTGGTGCTGCGGCAATGGTATTTGAAAATAATGAAGTAAACGGTTATAGCGCATATTCAACAATGCAAATGAACGCAAATACTGTTTTATTTGGAGACTTTTCAGAGGTTATTCTTGGTCTTTGGGGTGGTCTTGATCTTATGCTTGACCCATATGCAAAGGCTGACAGTGCAGGTCTTGTTGTACGTGCGTTCCAATCTGTTGATATTGCCATCAGACATGCTGCGGCTTTTGCTGCTTCAACTGACGTAGGATTGTAATATGAAAGTAAAAATCACACGCTCCGTCTTTATTGACGGAGTTACTAAAAAAGTTGGCGATGTTGTTGATGTAGAAAAACATTTTGGTAATGAGCTAATTGCTACAAATGCGGCAGAACTCATTGAAGAGGCAGAGAATGGTGATGAGCTTACAGAGCTTAAAGCCAAAGCCGATGAATTAGGTATCAAGTACACTAAAAAATCAACGGTTGAAGATCTTACTAAACTCATTGAAGAGGCAGAGAATAAATGAAATTAACGTGCACAACACCGCCAATCACACAGACAGTAACAATCGAAGAGGCTAAAAGCTTTTGTCGTATTTTGACAAACGATGATGATGCGATTATTTCTCTCTTGATTGATGCGGCAACTGATTACGCTCAAAACGTAACAGGAAGGCAGTTATGCACGGCAACTTATGAGATCGTAGTTGGTGGTGAACAATCACCGCTACGACTCCCTAAAGCTCCATTAAAAGCAATCACGAGTGTTATGTGTAACGGTATTGCGCTTGACTACTCATTACGCTATGACTATGACGTTGCTTTTATCGAGTTTTCGGCTACTGATGATGTGACCATAACCTATGAATGTGGTTACGATGTTATCCCTGCAAGTTTAAAAGCATGGTGTCTTAACAAAGTATCAACTCTTTATGAAAATAGAGAGGGGATTGTAGTTGGATTAAGCGTTGCAGAAGTGCCAAGTGGGGTGATAGATTGTATTTTAGATCAATACAAAGTTAGATACCTATGAGAGCAGGAACACTCCGCAATAAAATAGAGTTTCTTACTATCTCCGATGGTCAGGATGAGATGGGAGGAACAGCAGAAGTGGAAACTCACTTTTGTTACTCGATGGCTGAAATAAAGCCCGTCAGCGGTAATGAAAAGTTTGTTGCTAATCAAGTTTTCACAGAGGCTACATGTCAAATAAGATGCCGATATGTTGCAGGAATTACCACGAAGCATAAGATAAAGTTTGGAGATCGTAAGTTTAACATTCTAAATTCTCAGAACAAAGATGAGCGAGGGATTGAGCTTTATATTATTGCTAAGGAAATATTTTGAGTAACGAAATAAAAGGGCTAGAAGATCTTATCAAAAATCTTAATGCTCTTCCTGCAAAACTTGAAAAAAAAGTGATACGCGCTGCCGTTAGAAAAGGAGCGAATATTGTTAGAGATAAAGCTAGGCAAAATGTACCAAAAGATACAGGAAACCTTCAAAAATCTATCATTACATCAGGTGCTAAAGTCTCAGGAAAAATCGCTTTTAGAGTTAGCCTAAAGCAAAGAAAAACAAAGAACTCTAAAGAACCATATTATGGTCGTTTTATTGAGTTCGGAACTTCAAAAATGCCTGCAAAACCATTTATGCGCCCTGCGCTTGATGAATCAGAATGGGAGGTATTTGATACCGTAGTTAGCGATATTAAATCAAACCTTGATAAGGTGAATAAATGATTCAAACAGGCTTATTTAACCTCTTAAAAACCATTCCATCAATAGGCAATAGAGTTTACCCTTTAGTAGCTCCTCAAAATACTCCAACTCCTTACATTACTTATCAGCGTATAAGTCCTTTTGATACTTCGACAACAGAAGGAACTGAAAGCTTAGATTTGGCTCGTTTTCAAATCAAAGTTTTCTCAAAAACATATTCAGATGCAGTAAATAACGCGAATTTAGTCAAAGAAAAACTAAGCGGAAAAGGATTAAAGCTTATGCATGGGGAAGATATTGAGCCTGATACTTTATTATTCTTTCAAATCCTAGATTACCAACTTTCAGACGACATACTTCAATAATTTCCCCTCCAAAATCACCTAAAAACTGCGTAACTCTCTTCGTAAGATACTGAAAATATCTTATTAAGGAGTCTTGCATGTCAAAGGCTAAAAACTCGTTGGGAGCTTCAATTTTTATTGAAACTGCTACTCCTGGAACATTCATCAAAGTTGGGGAGCTTTTAGACATCCCTGGTATGCTTGGAGATAAAACAGGTCGTGTTGATGTCACCAACATGGATACAGTAGGCTATAAAGAATACATTTCAGATGGTTTGAAAGATGCCACTGAATTTTCACTAGAGTGTAACTATATTGCTGATGATCCTGGTCAAGTTCGCGTATTTGAACTTGGTACTTCAAACGCAAACACAAAAATCAAACTCGAATTAAATGACCAAATCACTCCAACAACAGGCTCAAAAACTATTGTAATTCGTGACGGTTATATTCCTGGTATTCCAAACATCGTACCTGCAAAAGGTGCTCAAACAAAACTCCAATTTTCTTTCCAACCATCAGGTGAGCCTGATATTACATTTGCGAGTTAATCATGCTTAATAGACAGTCAATTATTGAAGCAAATGATATTGGTACAGGAAAGATTAGTGTTCCTGAATGGGGTGGGGATGTTTATGTTAAATCCCCTAGCGTAAGGGAAAGAGACATTTTAGCTTTATATTCAAGAAAGTATTTAGAGGTAGTCACTGATAAAAAAGGTGAACCTATACTTGATGAAAATAAAAATCAAAAACTGAGATTTATTCAAGGTGAAGAAGCTGAAAAAGCATTCTCTGATTTTAGACTTTATAAAGTCGGTTTTTCTCTTTGTGATGAAAATGGGGCACGCCTTTTTTCTGATGAAGATATTGAAACAATCTTAGCTAAAAAATCACCTGCATCTATTGATCGAGTGTTTGGTGAGATTGAAAAGGCTTTAGAAAAAAAGAGCTAACCGAGTCTAGAAAATTTCGTTTTCGTCTAGCGTTAAAGCTCGGTATGACGGTAGACCGCCTTGAACGTGAAATGTCAAGTGCAGAGCTAGATGAGTGGGTTGAGTTCTATAAATTAGAACCATTTGGGAATGAAGAGAAGATGAATGACTTTAGACAGGCTTCTCTTTGCTCAATTATAAAAAACATGATTGGCGCACAAACAAAGCCCGAAGATTTCATCATGTACAGATCAAAAGAAGAGAAATTAGACGTGGAAGATATGACAGAAGAGCAAATAAAAGAAGCTCAAAAAGCCATCTTCCAAATTTTTACAATAAGGTAGATAATGGCACTTGGCAAACTCGACATAATTATTGCTGCTGATACTGCTCAAATCCGTAAGGATATGAACACAGCGGTTGGTATTATGCAGTCAGGTACAAAGGTTATGGAAAATGTTGCCAAGACTGCCGCAGCCACATTGGGCGGTTATTTCGCTTTTGATATGTTCAAAGCGCAAATACAGCAAACATTAGACTTCGCAGACAATCTTTCAAAACTATCACAAAAAACAGGCATTAGTACAGATGCATTATATTCTCTCAATGCAGCAGCTAAACTTTCAGATGTAGAGTTTGAGTCTTTATCAGGCTCTCTTTCAAAATTCAATAAGAACATTGGCGCTGCTTCTGAGGGAAGCGGAGATGCTAAAAAAGCTTTTGATAGCCTAGGTATTTCTGTAAAAAATCAAGATGGAACGTTAAAAAAT